TATCTTTCATTTATTCGGATCTATAATTTATTTCAATATTATCTATTCTATTACTAGAACATTCTAAATTTAGATCAAGTAATTCATTATATAAATCATTATCCATTATTGGATGATTTTCAATAATATAAAATGTTATTACTTTTTTTAATAATTCAACACTAATATTTTTAGGTAAATTATCAATAAAATCAAATTCTTTATTACTTCTAAAAAATTTATAGCTTTTCATTTAACGTATTAATAGGATTTTAATTTACATATTAAAAACAATCTGGACAGTTCCACCAGTTAGCAGCTTGCTCAGAATAAACTTGTGTTCCTGATCTGTAGATATCTCTCATGTTCCAACCCTTACGAGTTGAATGTTTCAAGAATAAAGAGTTATTATATTTGGCTAATCTATCCGGAATCATACCATCGATTGTTGATGCCGTAAGATAGTCAGGGAATTGGTTTTGTCCGCGTCCTGTTAATAGATAATCCAATAATCTTTGTGAATAGAAATCGGCTCTTTGCTTTTGTATTGAACGCAAGTATTTGAAAGTTTCAACATTTACAGATTTTGCATTTTCCATCGTTCCTTCAACAATACCACGGTTCATCGTTCTATACATAATCTGTGGCATCGCGTTGAAGTACGCGGTATTCGTCAAAAATGGTTGTATATAATCATTTACCAAGATAAGTTCTTGATCATTAAATGTGTTCGTACCATCAGGTCCAACTTGTTCCATCAAATGTTTATAAAATTTAGTGCCTAGCAAAGTCTGGAGTTCGATATCCTGCGCAGCCTGTATTTCTGCCTTCAAGATATCCATGTCAAGATTTTTGTTTATGTTTGTGAAATTTTTCAATTTCACCTCAGATATCAATAAAACGCCCATGTTGTTATTTGTTTAAATTTGGATAGTTAGGTTTAGGTCTATTCTGTTCGTTATGACCTGTTTTAATTGGCGGTGCAGGTTTTGAATCACCATCAGTTGTTGCATCACCTGTTTCAATAAGGTTTCCAACTTCATAAATTGATAATGGAGTTATTTCGTATTGAACATCTTTGCCCAACATTTCTGAAACCAATTTATTAAACACTGGAAGTATTTCATCTTGGTAAGGTTGTATAACCATCTTACGGAAATATTCTGAGTGATCGATGATCTCATTTCTGCTACCCAATTTTCCAGGTGTAGATATACCAAATAACTCTGCAGAACTAACACGATGAGACGAAAGAATAGAGCGCGAAATATCTTCATATAATGATTGGTAATAACTATCGTGGTCATTACGAGGGATTTGAACGATATCAGGAGATTGTTCCTTGCTTTCATTAAAAGATACAATCGCTTGTCCTGCATTATCCGTTCCTGAATATTGTGATTCAAGTGCTCTAACCAATTCTCTTTGCTCGTTCTCGCCCGGAATTCCATTATTATAGTTAATCCAAAGTGAAGGCACCATTCCTGATCTTAAGTTGTTCATATGGAAGTTTTTAATCTCCACATCAATTTCAATAGATCTTTGTCCTGCGCTCCAATCAGGAATTGGATAATATGTTAAATTTGGTTGATAAATTTTGAAATAGAAGATTTGATTTGCATCTTTATTCTTCTTTGAATAAGCTGAAAACGCTTTTGGTGGATACTTTCTTGGATTTTCCCAAAATGGTGAATAGAAATACTCATCAACTTTATCTGTATTTGCATTCAACTTACCACTTCTAATTCTACTAAAGTCCAAATGATAAATTTCAGCAATACCACCACCTTTGCTCTTAACAATATTCAAAGCAAAGCCACCGAATAACATAAAGTCTAATGCACATTTACGCATGATATCTTTGATATTTTCATCAGCATTCAATAATTGTGTTGCAGCTTCAGGATATGTGTTGCAAGTTATTTCATCACCCAATATCTGATTCACTTTAGATTTGACAATTGCTTTATGGATAGCACAGTTATCGTATAAATCGATAAAGTACTGAGGCATTAAATTATCAACACCATAATAAATCCAAGGGGATTTTCCGATAATTTCAGAAAAGACAGGGAATGTCGCAGTTCTAAAACTTATCTTTTTAATATTTGATTTGTTTTCTTCACTCATAATTAATCTTGTATGTAAATGTAGTTAGCATTATCTTCGTTAGGGCTTATATATTCTCTAAATGGTTTTGTTTCAACTGTATCAGCTTGTTCCACATCAACAATTGTAACATAAACTTCTTGATCATTAGGACTTCCAATAACATTTAATTGATATTGTCCCAAATAAGGTAAATCATCTGTAACTAAATCTAATGTAATGGTGCAATATCTTATATTTGATGTATATTGATTTGGATCGGCAACATTAATGTTATAATTTGTTGTTTCCTTACTCATGATATGAGTGAAAGATAAAGTATAACCTGTAAATTGAGTTAATGAATTATTATTGATATTCAATACCAAATCATTAACAGCACTTCTTTGAATATAAAGCATAATGTGATTGTTCTTATAGTAAATATAAAAAATTACATTTTGAATTGTAATTAAACGAAAAAAGGGGACATTTGTCCCCCTTAATCAGGATTAGATATATAGAATTTCCGAAAATGGAATTACGATATAATTGTAGCATCAGCAAATACTGCAGCTAAATCACCAGCGATAACATTCGCAGGAACTTTTTCAGCACCTTTGAAAGTTAAGCTAAATCCGTTTCTATCAGCAAACTGAACACCAGTTCCAGCATTACCTGCAGAAAGATACATTCCGTTTTGTTGTCCAACTAAATATTGAACGCCGTTCTGATCCACTGCAACAATTTGTAACTGATCGTTTTGAGATAAAATCTTTAATTGGTTTCTTTTATCTTGATCGTATTTGAAAAACACAACCAATAATTCTTGATCGAAGAAGATACTACCATTCTCATAGTTCTTTTGAACGTTTTGAGTAAGGCTTGAAGTATTTCTTTTCAAGTTGAATCCGTATAAAGTAGTGCCTGAAGTAGAAGTTGCACCAGTAATTTCACCGCTAGCATCATAAGTGTAACCTGTTACAGTACCACCATTACCAACAACATAAATTTTCTGAATACCACCTATACCATCATCACAACCAAGTTGGATACCCGAAGTTATAAAACAACTCATATTATTATTTTTATTTTTTTAATTTATTAAAAGGGGCATTTCACCCCTTAAGTTTTTTTAATTTTATGATAAACCGTTAGTTGCGAAATATTTTGTAGAACCGAAAGTTGCGATTGTAGCTCCAAAATTGAAGTTACTTCTAACGCGAATTTCGTCGAAATCCACTGAATACCAAGCTCTTAGCGTTTCATCGCTCATCAAATCCAAACCGTAAATCATATATTCAGCAGGTCCAATAGTTACTTGATCAGAACCATCTAAACCTAAAGTAGGATGTACTTTGATATTTGTGTTAGGATGAATTGCAACCATGTTACCAGTTACATCAGTTTGTTGGATGTAGTTAGTAAAGAAGTTTGCTCTTGTTAAAGCTTGTACGTACTTTCTAAAGTTTGCATAAGACATAAACACAACTAAATCTTCACGAGATAATGCGTTTGGATCTAATACGTTAATTAAGTTATCAACTTCAGTGATTGGGTTACCTGCAGTACCATAAGATTCAGTACCGAAAGTTGTACCTGAAGAAGATGCAACAGCTGAAGCAAATGTGTTACCAGTGTTTTGGCTAATCATAAACTTGAAACCGTTAAAGCAATCTCCACCACCTGTAGTAGCTTGCCATAATTTTTTCTCAACATATTGTTCGATTTGTTTTTTCTTAAGATCTAAGATCATTTGTTCAAACGGAACAGTTTCTTGAGTTTGTCCTGGTGTTTTCATTAACATACTTTGGTATGTGTCGAATAACGCCTTGTAACATAAAGATTCAAAAAGAGTCTTTTGACAAGTTACAATTTGATGTTGTGTGAAAGTAGTCACACCTGATGGTGACAAAGAACAGTTACCATCTTGAATTACTGGAGTTGAATCCAATAAATTTAAAGCTTGCGTTCCACGGATACCAGTTCTTACATTTACAACTGATGCAGTAGTTCCACCGATAAGTGCTTTAGCTAATAACTCTCCCCCCACCTGGTCAGAATAACCACCGATGGTTGATACGTCATAACTAAAGTCTAATTTTTTTAAATTACTCATTTAATTTTTTTTTAATTTTTTTTATTTATTTCTTAGTTTCATTATTCTTGCAACGCGTGCATCTAATAATGAAGCATTTTCATCTTCTTGTTTATTGAATGATTCAGTTTTACCATTACCAATAGGCTTAGCAGCTGGTTCTTTTTTGAATGCTTCAAATTCAGCTTTTAAAGCAGAATAAGAACCTTCAATATCATTCATTTTTTGACTGCATTTAGTAACAAATTCTTTCATCATATCGTACATTTCATCGAAATGTTGATCTTTTGATTTAGATTGTTCTTTGTTTGTTGCTTCGTCAATTGGAGATGGTTCTTCAGAACCTTCTTCAGCAGGACTTTCAGTTTCTTCACCAGGTCCTTTTTCTTCATCAGATACATTAATGATTGAAATAATTTCGCCGTCTTTAGTTTCAATTTTAGTTCCGTCTTCAAGTTCATGTGATCCATCAGGAATAGGTAATTCTGTTCCGTCTGAATTGATAAACACTTTAGATCCGTTCTCTAAACCCGCACCTCTAACTTTGATTTCTGTTCCATCCTTTAATTTTGCATTTGTGAAGATTTCCTCAACTAAGGAAATTGTACCATCAGCAACTTCAAAATTGTATGAATTTGGAATAGTATAAGCACCGTCTTCTAACACTACTCTTTCAAATAGTTCATTAATTTTGAAAACTTTATTACCTATTGCTAATTTCTCGGCTTCGATAATTGTATCGTCTTCAACCTTAAATGATTGATAAACTGGTTCTTCTGCTAAAAATCCAAATTGCACCATCAACTTTTTAATTTCTGATATAGCATTTTTAGAATTAGACATAATTTTTCTTTTTTTTATTTATTCGTTATTAGTAAATATATATTTTGCTGAATTAGTCCAAATACCAATCAACTAATGTTGCATAATACTTGTTTTGTAATTCCTTAATTGTATCTTCAATTACATTTTCAGGAGTATCTTCAGCAAAAGCTATTGCATTTGGTTTTTTATCATCTGGATTCATCCAAATTAATTTATATACTTTCATCTATTTTCTTTAATATTTCTGCTACTTGCATTAAGAATGCTTCTTCGCGTTTAAATGCTGCTACTTCTTCAAAGAAACCGCTTACGCTAAATCCGTTTAATTTCTTAGCTTTAATATCAGCCCAGACTTTTGGATTATTAATTTTCATGCTCACCATCCATGTACCAACAGGCAAATCAAATCCATATTTCTTTGACTTATCAAATTTTGAATCATCAATTATCCAAGATTCCATAACAAATACATCAGGGACTGCTTCGCCATCATGCATCATATCGTTATTGTCGATAAGTTTATTCTTCATATACTTTTCAGCAATAGCTTTAATTGTTTCAGGACTGAAAAACACATAATATGGATTACCTTGATCATCCTTTCTGAATATCTTTTCATTTGGTATCATCGCAGGTCCTAATACTATTTGCTTATCAACATCAGTAGCAAAATGTTGCTTTTTGAAATTTTCTTCAGTTTTTAAATAATCAAATTCTGATGAGTATTTCTTTTTCTTTGTAATTCCTGGATCTACATAACCACCAATTGAACCAACATTATAATCAAATTGTTCTGTTCTAACTTCTGGCGCATCTCTATTAATTTCAGAAATAACATCTGGATCATTATCTATATGTTTTTGAATATTATATTTTCTTAGGTAATCTGATTTAGGTCTTCCATCAGTGAATATTACATTCTTTTCAGGAATACCAAGTTGTTTTGCTACTCTATCAACAGGAGCACGTTCTCCAATACTTCTTTTTGAAATGATATAAACATTATAACCGTTATCAATATATCGTTTTGCTTCTAATCTTCCTTCTAATTTATCTAAAACACCATCATAATCAAATGAAACGGTTCCCGCAAAGTGATAATCGGTTGCTTTTCTTCTCTTATTTTCAATAAAATGTTTAGAAGTATCTTCATTCCAAGTACCATTTGTATGATGTAATGCAGATAATGCACGTATAACTTTGGAATGTGATATGATTTGATGTGTTTTTGGTGCTTTTAATACGTATTGATATGCTTTTAACATCCTACCTTTAAATGAATTGAAGCTTTCACCATTAGGAACTACTTGATTTGGTTTGCTCATCC